GCGGAGTCAACATAGTGGCATAAGTCGGCTATAATATATAGACCACCACTCTCCTTGTTTACTGTATCATCTTTTTCACCTTTGACAGAGAATATGTCAACAAATATTACATCTCCTGCATGTAAACTAAAGTCTCCAGCGATAGTAATCTCCATCATGCTAGAGAAAAGTTGATTGTATCTACGAATAGCTTGATTTAAAGTTTGTGCTGCTTTAAAATTATCTTTTTGATTTTCTTTAATCTGTTCTTCAGTAGCACCAGATGGTAAAGTTCCACTATCAATCATCATGAATGTTGTTCTTGTGAAATCTTTAGTTGGAGTTTTAAATTTTTCATTAAACACAGGTAATCCTTTTCCAGCAAGTTTTACTTTCTTTTTTTCTACAGCTTCATCAGCAGTTTTTTCATCAACGACATACTTACAGTTATAGGGATCAAACATAACCAACTTAGTTTTATACGCACCCATATTCATTTTAGATTGAACATTAATAGAACTATCTGCTTGATGTTGTAATATTTTTCCATCATATCCAGCTGGAGTGCCCTCTTTTGCATCAGTCGAGTTATTAAAAACATATGATTTCTTTTGTTTTTTATCAAATAATTTATCAATTGATTTAAATTGATATCCATCTGCAGTTTCAAAGAAAAGAAATCCAGCACTACCATCTTCACCACCTTCTGGTATTGACTGTTTAGAAAGAATATTTAATATGTAATATGGTTTGCGACCATTGCCAAGAAAATTATAATCATTAGATGTTCTCTCTATGTCTAGTTTCTTTTTACTATTTAATCTATCTTTAAATATCTTTTCAATATTATCAGATATATTTCCATTAAATCTGGCACGACATCTTGATTCACCCATTTCATTACGGAGAAATTCCTCTGACACTAGATTCAAATTAATTACGTTTTTACTACCATCTTCATATAGAGGAGTCATAGAATTAACTACCATGTTAACCTTAAGTTTTTCATCATTATTATCTTTCATTTCTAATTTAAAATCTTCTGTTCCAACGAGTGGAAGACCTTCTACCACAGATTTCCCATCAATGGCATTACCAGCATCACTAAAAATAATAGATGCCTTGATACTATCTTGTAATATACTTTCAAAATAAGTTAGACGAACTATTCCATTGGTCAAACTAGCAGTCTTTTCAGTATCTAAATTAGAAACTACATCTGCTTTTGATATTGTTGCTGGTTGTGACTTAAATGCTTCACTCATGTTTTATTTACCTCCATACATAGCGAGTTCACTATCATCTAAAACAATTGTTCTATATCCCACAGTTCTACCTCTTCTGTTCTTAATCGCAACTTGTTTAGTCTGTTGAACTGGAACTGGAATAATGACTGCATCACCCTCACCACTTTCATAAGTTGTTTCTGTTGCTATTGCCTCTGCATCTTTACCTGCTTTAGTTTCATATGTGCTACCACCTTCACCATCAAATGTTTCCTGATTAGCAGAGATAGTGCCAGTGATACTGCTGGAAGTCGTTTCACCTTCATCCTTTTTACCAAAGAAAGATTTGAATAGTAAAGGATAGAACTTAAATGGATTAAGTATATTAAGGAGGTTAGGGAACTTATCTATTTGACCATCTTTACCTCCAGCAAATCCAAGACCCTCAAAGAAATCATACAAACCAAAAGTTTTAAGACCTTTAGTGAGTGCAGATCTAACACCAAGACCTGATTTTACTTTAATCGGATCTGTTGTGAGCACATTGTTTATAAAGGCTTTAATTCCACCACCTAACCAATTTGCCACTGCCTGACCACCTTTAAAGATAGTCATGAAAGTATCTTTTAGTTTTTGACCTGCAGCTTCTACACCACCACCCAATATCAATTCATATAACAAATCACCGACAAACACACCAATAGTTTCACCAATCAATGTTCCAAGAAATGGTATGGGTATGAATGTTCCAAGTGCACCACCTAACGCAGCACCTCCAGCCTTGAATAGTGCTTGTCCTGCTGGTTCACCAGACATCAAAGAAACAAGAGCAATTATTATTGGCCCCATTATTGGTATACGACTAGCAAATCCTTTAACTGCAGGAGTTGCTGCTTTTAATGCAGGTGCAACAAACTTTGCTGCCTTACCAAATATCTTCGCAGCAAATCCACCAATCTTCGATGCACCTTTACCTGCTAATCCCTTTCCTGCTTGAAACAATCCTTTTATACCTTTTCTTGCACCAGGCCCTATAAATCTTTTCAACCCTACGATCATTCTTCTTGCAGCATTTTTAATAAGTTTAAAAGCATTCTTTATATTTCTCGCTATTGCCTCTCCAATTTTTCCTTTTATGATTTTAAATATCAAAAACGAATTTATTAATGTTTTCAGATTTTCCATGAAGGTTCTGAACTTTTCTGCACCTTCCTCACCAAAAATATTTTTAACTAACTTTTCTGCACCATCAGAAATCTTATATCCAAAATCAATAAAACTAATTAAAGCATTTAATAGAGCACCAGCACCTTTAGATACTCCAAAGAAATTATCAAGAAACTTAATAACTTTACCAGCACCTTTAACAGCAGAGAATATACCTTTTACCAAAGGGCTATCAGCAAGTTCAATTAATTTCATTATCCCTACACCAAAAATAAATTTAGTAAGAAAACCAAATATACCACTAAGTATTCCAACACCAGGCACTTTAACCTTACCTATTCCACCACCTTCTTTCTTTGGTTCATCTGGTTTCTCCACATCAGACTCTTGTGCTGCACGTTTAGCTTTCTCTGCTGCTTTTCTTTTTTTAGCTTCCTGTTTATCTTTTAATATAAGACCACTCTTCATGCTTTCAGCAATGGCAGATACAGTTACACTAATGTCTTGAACTTGTTTTACAATTGCTGATCCTCCACCACCAGATCCAACATCACCACCAACAGTCTGTGCAGAAACATTAATGGTTTGTTTTGATGCTGGAATATCAACTCCCCCTTTATCTCCACCAATTTTCCTACCCATCATGTTTCCCATGATTTCTTTATTGACTTTATTTTTTACTATTGCACCACCCTTTTTCTTACCAGTAATAAAATTCTTTGCTTTACTGGCAGCAACATCTTTTGCTTTATTAGCAATAGCACCTTTTGCAGCTGATCCTATGGTCGCTAAAAATCCTGCCATACTTTATCTCCTTATCCCCAGTGTCAATTCTTTTGCTCTACCACCAGGTGCAACAACATCAAATGATGGTATTCTATCATCTGGGCCATCAGATGGTGTAACATCATCCATTGTTGGAGCTGGTGGAACTCCCCCAAGACCTTTGAGTGCTTTAAGTGCCTTTGATGCTGGTGGTGAAACTGCAGCTTTTTTAACTTGATTTGCTGCAAATCTTAGAAGACGAGCCTGTGGTGTTTTAGCAAGTACACCTCCTATCTTCTTAACTAAACCACCCATGAAGAAGTTTTGAGTGGGAACTTGCCCACCACCTGCGTATGATATATTGTTCGTCATGCCACCCATCTTCAAACCACCCATGTTCATCATGGTTCCAACGGTTGAAGTTTTCATTTTCTTTTTCTTCGCTGGTTTAGCTTTTGGTTGTTGTGAG